TGGGTGATGAGCGTGGATGCGTTCATGGTCGTGAGTCCTTGGGTTGTTGTGGACGGGTTAGAAACGGGGCTTCGGCTGGAGGCCGAAGTGGGAGCGGATGAGGTCGTCGACTTGCTGGAACACGTCGCCCTGCTGGGCAGGGGCGTTGAACGGGATTTCCTCGCCGTCCGTAATTTCCGGGTCGTCTGCGCTCTCGCCGCTGTAGACCTCTTCGAAGTGGTCGATGAGGCATTCGGCGATGTAGCGCAGGGCGACGGCGTCGAGGTCGTGCCCGAAGGTCTCATACAGCCCGTCGCAGCACATGGCGGTGCGCAGCGTGGCATGGCGGCGGTGCGTGTCGTGCTCTTGGTCTGAGCGCAGCCCTTCGGTGTCTTCGGCCTTCCACCGGGCGAACTCGATGGCAGGGGTGCACCATTCGTTGGCAGGGTCGAACAGGATGCAGGCGTTGTCCTCTACGAACTGCGCTGCCCGCTCTTCGGCCTCCACGATGGATGCGACAGACGGCGGAGCCGGGATTGGCGGGAGTGGCGGGTCGATTGGGTTGGTCATGGTGCCTCCGGGGCGTTGGGGAATGGAATGAATAGGACACCATAGAATACAGGATTGTGGGGTTGGATGCAACTTTACGGGGGGACTTGTCCGATATAGGCCGGAAATGGATTGGTAAAGGTTGATTAATAAAACGGGGGATTATCGGGTTGAGAGGTAGAACAAAAAAACTCGAATGGAATCAATGACTTGGCCGGGAAAAGCCAGGAGGTGTTCTAGTGGTTCTAAAAATCATTCGATGTTCTATTTCGGTGATTTTTACTAATTATCGGGGGATTAGTATAGATTTTGGCGACTAACGGTTTATGTGGCGCTCGTAAGTGGTTGTTTTATATATATATTTTTTAAAAAGATTATTATTATTATTAGTAAAAATTTAGGACATGGGGCGGAAAATGGGCGATTAATAGTATAAGGGGGTCGGGGGCATTCGCCGCCTCCCCTCTCGCGCTGCTCGTCCGCGCTTTTTTATTAGTCAACCCCCCCTTTACTAATAAACCGTGTCACAACTAGAACAGATCGTGTAAGTCCTTGATTTTAAAGGGAAAAAGGTGTTCTATTTTGTTTTTCCGTTTTAGAACAGGTCTGGAACATGGAACAGATTCGCGGGGCTAACTTGACATCTCACGACGTTATTCCCTGCAAAACGGAGCGACCGACAGGGCGCGGTCTTGTGTGCGGAGCACACGGCGCGCTGTAGCGAGAAAACGGGGTGGCCTCGCCCCTGCGCATCCGGCGCTTTGCTAGGTTCGGGGGTCGGCAAGCGGGCGCTTGCGCACGCGCACATAACTGGCGTCTGACGCCGCCAGCGGCGGCTTAAAAAAAAGCCCCGCCGAAGCGGGGCAAGAGGCTCGACAGGAAACCTAGTGGGCAGGGTAGGAGATGTTGGGGATGTTGCGATTCCAGCAAGCGCGGCAGTCAAGGCAGAACCCGCCCTGAGTGTAGGCCACGCATTCGGTGCCATGCGCCTGTCCTTTTTTGTGCACCGTACTAGTCGGGAACCCGTCCAAGCCTAGCGGCGCGCCGTCAATCATGGGGGCCGATACGCGAACCGTAAGGTTAGCAGGCAGGGAATACTTGCGCATGAACGCTAACACAATGTTTCGTTCGCGAGTCGGGAGCCAGAACGTGACGTGGGGGTTGTCGCGCGCGATGTCCGCCATTAGCAGCAAATGCGCCACCGACTGGATGTCGCCTGAATCGAGCCAACGAAAATGCGTTTCATCGCGAAGCAAGCGAACGAAAGCCGCGCGGAATTCATCGCGAGCGGCAGGATTTGCTAGCGCACGTTCCAAGATGCTGAAACGGCGCTCAAGGCAGGCGCGAACCTTCGGGAATACGTACATTCCCTTGAGCGCATAACACTTGGAACAAACGCTATTCACGATAGCGCGCAGTTTAGAGCCGATTTTGCACCGAATAGCAGGCAGGCTCCAACCCTTGCATGGCATTTTGCTAGGCTTGGACAGGCCACCGATTGCGGCAAGCGCCGCTTTTTTAGTCTTAAAAAACATTGTCGAACCCTCTTTACAGGCCGGGAACCATTCCCGGTTACTGTGGATACATTAAACCATAGTGTAGGCCGCTTGTCAATACTATTTAGGATAGATTAGAAAATAAAGAATAGCAGGCCGGGCCGGGCCGGAATCGAGCGGGCAGGCGCGCGCACACGCGGGCCGGGGGGAATTCTTTGGGAGCGGGCACACGCACGCGCACATAACTGGCGACAAAAAGTCGCGGCACAAAAAAAAGGGTCAGGGGGCCGAAGCCCCCCTCCCCGTGTCGGCCTACTTGGTGTGGTAGACCGTGCGGATGACCAGCCGCCCGGACTTGGTCAACGTGTCCAGCACATCGTCCGCCTCCATGCCGCCGTCCGTGAGGCGGCGCAGCACTTCGGTGAGCAGGTCGCCGTTGCTGGCAGTGTTACCCGCCGGGAGCAACTCGTTCTGCTGGGCGCAATCCTTGATGGCGTCCGTCTCGCCGTTCGCGACCAGATGGTCGAGGATTTTCGAAGCGCTCAGGTCGTCGAGCAGGTCGACAATCCGCGAGTCGTCGATGTTGTTCCGGACGTATTCGAGGATGTCCCTGTGATCCATCTCGTCGAGGATGTCGTCGTCGCTGAAGAGGTCGGCGCGGTCAAGGTTATTGACTGCCCAGTCCTTGATGTCGTCGCGGTCGATGCTGTCGAGCACGTCCTTGGCGTCCAACTCCGCGACGATGTCGTCGTGGTAGTCGGAGTTGATGAGCGCCCGGATGAGGGCGGGGATTTCCCCAGCGTCGGCAATCTTGCCGACGAGGTCGCTGGGGCCGACTGTGAACATGATGTCCATTTGTCTTCCTAGAAACGCCAGACAGTGTGTCTGTCTGTAGCGTGGATACATTAAACCATAGTACAGGTTAGATGTCAACGATATTTTGGATAAATTAGAAAATAAATTAGGCCGCGAAAAAACGCACGCCCGCACGCACAAAGCCGGGAAAGGGATTTAGATCCGGAGCGGGCACACGCACGCGCACATAACTGGTGCCAAAGGGGGGCTTGCGCCCCCCAGTGGTTAGTCGACGATGTCGGTCAGGATGCTGCGGTTGTGGATGTGGCGGTTGTACTGGCGGGCGACCCAAATCATCCAGAGTGCGCCGAGGCGGCTCATGCCGTACTCGTTGCGCAGTGCCCAGTAAACGTAAGTGTAACCACAGGTATTCAAGTCGGCGGAAACGCCGAAGGGGTGAACAAATGACATTGTCTTAACTCCAAGTGAGAGAAAAAGGGTTCGGGGGGATTTCTCCCCCCTCCCCCAACCGGATTAATGGTGGGACACGACCGAAGCAAGCGACAATTCGCTGTCCGGGTTGGCGTGCAGCCAGTCGGAGGCTTCCGCGCAAGCCTTCATGTCTTCGAGGGTGATGCCGGGGTTGTCTTCGGCGGCAACCATGCCCGCGATGACTTCGTCACCGTCTTCGCCGTTGCCGTGGACGAAGGTGCCGTAGGCGATGACTCCCACGACAACCGCCTTGCGACCAAGGCTGCCACCGATGCGCGCCGCGATGGCGTTCAATTCGGCTTCGATTTGCTCTTTCGTCTTCATCTGTCTTTCTCCGGTTACGCCAAACAGTGTGTCTGTCTGTAGCGTGGATATATTAGACCATAAGACAGATTAGATGTCAATAGTAATCTGTACAGAATAGCAACGTCCCCAGCAGCCGGAGCGAACCCCACCGGGGGGTAGGGGGGGCAAATTGGATTACCTCCTGCCTGCGCGCGCCATACACTTGACTTCACTCCTACGCCCCACTTTTTTCGGAAACTCGCCCTTGGGACTCCTATATAACCTGTACTTGTTTCCTTAGCGTACCCCCCACCCCCACCCCCACCCCCTTAGGGTACCCCCCTTTCTAGCTTGGGACTCCTTACCTCCTCCACCCTTCTCAGCGCTATATATTTCTGATATACAGGCAACATGTACGAATACGTTCCGGAAATTGAGGAAGACATCCCCCTCCCGGCTAACGCAACGGAGGCGCTTCCCACTCTTACGTCTCACCAAGAGGTAGAGATGCGGGCGCGCACCATTAAAATGCTGTCAGACATCACTGGGACGCCTCTCTCCCCCACCGCTGCTCATGCGGAGGCTGCGACCGAATTGGCTCGGGAGATGATGACCGATCCCCAGAAGAGGGTGGAGTACAGCAAGTACCCCAACGAAGTCATGGCGTACCTCGCTGGAATGGTTGCCCAGACTAATGTTGCCCTCGTAGATGAGCTATCCGACCTGAAGATGTACGTGGTCAACAAGCTCATCTACGAGGTAGAGCACGCCAAAGACCCAAAGGCACGCATCTCGGCCCTCTCCAAGCTTGGCGAAGTGGACGGCGTGGACGCATTTAAGCGTCGTACCGAGATGACGATGAAGGTCATGCCCATCGAAGAGGTCGAGAAGGAGCTTCTTGAGACCTTAAATGTCATTGAGACCCGGTTTACTGACATTACGCCCCTGCAAATCACCGAAGAATGAGCAATACAGCGCTCAAATTGACGCCCGAGGACGTCGAGAAGCTCCGAATGGCGCTTCCGACGATGCCAGACAAGCAAAAACGCCGAACTTTGGAGCTTTTGAAGACTTATAAGACCGAATTGGCCCGAACTTCGGGCAAAGAGTCGTTCTTAAGCTTCATCCACCACGTCTATCCGGGCTACAAGGTGGGTCCACACCACTATAAGCTGGCAAAAATCTTCGAAGACATCGCAAACGGGGTAAAAAAGCGCGTAATCGTCAACATTGCGCCGCGACATGGCAAGTCTGAGATGATTTCTTACCTCGCCCCCGCGTGGTTCCTCGGAAACCACCCCGAAAAGAAGGTAATCATGTCGTCCCACACCGCCGATCTGGCGGTGAACTTTGGTCGTCGGGTACGTAATCTGGTTGGATCGGAGGCTTACAAAGATGTTTTCCCGCAGGTGGAACTACAGGCAGACTCCAAGAGTGCGTCTCGCTGGGGAACGAATTTTAACGGTGAGTATTTCGCTATTGGTGTTGGCGGCGCTTTGGCTGGTCGTGGTGCTGACCTCTTTATTATTGACGACCCTCATTCTGAGCAAGAAGCCAAACAACTTAGACCAGAAGTGTTTGAACCAGCTTGGGAATGGTTCCAGTCAGGTCCAATCCAGCGACTGATGCCGGGTGGCGCAATCATCGTGGTGATGACCCGGTGGTCGAAGCTCGACCTGACCGGGAAAATCGTCGACCACATGGTGCGTAACGATGATTCAGATGAGTGGGAAGTTGTTGAATTCCCTGCCATTCTTGACGATGAGCCGCTCTGGCCCGAGTTCTGGACGATTGACGAGTTGCTTGCCAAAAAGGCCAGCATGGACATCCGGTACTGGAACGCCCAGTACATGCAGGATCCGGTGTCCGAAGAAGGCGCTCTTATTAAAAGAGAGTGGTGGCAGGTATGGGATAGAGATCAGCCACCGCAGTGCGAGTACGTCATCATGGCGCTCGACGCCGCGCAGGAGACCAACAACCGGGCGGACTACAACGCCCTGACCACATGGGGTGTGTTCTTCAACGAGGAGACGAAGAACTACAACATCATCCTGCTCAACGCCATCAAGAAGCGGCTGGAGTTCCCCGACCTCAAGGCAATGGTGCTTGAGGAATATAAGGAGTGGAACCCGGACAGCTTTATTGTTGAAAAGAAATCTAACGGTGCCGCGCTATATCAAGAGATGCGGCGCATGGGTGTACCGGTAAGCGAGTTCACACCCGGCAAAGGTCAGGATAAGCTCTCACGGGTAAACTCCGTGACGGATCTCTTTTCGTCCGGTATCGTGTGGACACCTGACAGGAGATGGGCGCATGAAGTTGTCGAAGAATGCAATGACTTTCCAGCGGGCACGCACGACGACCTCGTGGACTCCACAACTCTCGCTCTCGCAAGGTTCCGGAATGGAGGGTTCATTAGACTCCCATCGGATGAACCTGAACCGACCAAGTACTTCAAGTCCTACCGTCGCGGTGGGTACTACTAAGGACAAGACAGATGGCAATCGATAAATCGCTTTACGAAGCTCCTATGGGCCTTGACGCCCTTGTCGAGCCTGAGATCGAGATCGAGATCCTTGACGGGATCGAGCTTGAAATTGAGCCGGAAGAAGAAATTGCAGAGTTTGGGGCCAACCTCGCAGAGGAAATGGACGACTCCACGCTCCAATCCATCGCTTCCGACCTGCTTGCGGACTACGATTCTGACGTCAACTCCCGCCGCGACTGGCTGGATACTTACGTCAAGGGTCTGGAACTGCTAGACCTGAAGCATGAGGAGAGGATGGAGCCGTGGGCAGGTGCCTGTGGTGTTACGCATCCGTTGCTTATCGAGTCGGCGGTTAAGTTCCAGTCAGAGTCCATCGTCGAGACATTCCCCGCCGCAGGTCCGGTCAAGACGGTCATCATTGGCAAGGAGACTGCGGAGAAGAAGGAAGCCGCCGTCCGCGTGCAGGATGACATGAACTTCCGCCTGACGGAGGAGATGAAGGAGTACCGCCCGGAGCACGAGCGACTGCTGTTCTCCCTGCCGCTGGTGGGCAACGCCTTCAAGAAGATCTACTTTGACCCTGCACTGGGGCGTCAGACGGCGGTGTTCATCCCGGCTGAAGACATTGTGGTGCCATACGGCGCTACCAGCCTTGAGAATGCCGAGCGTGTTACGCACAAGATGCGTAAGACAAAGAACGAGTTGCGACGGCTTCAGGTGGCGGGGTTCTACCTTGATGTGGACCTTGGCGACCCGGTACGAGTCCTTGATGAGGTAGAGAAAGCCAAGACCAAGGATGGTGGCCTGAGTGCCATCACGGACAACCGCTTCCAGCTCCTTGAGATGCACGTCGACATGGACCTCCCCGGATACGAGTCCGAGAATGGTATTGCGCTGCCATACATCGTGACCATCGAGAAGGGCACTTCGACGGTCCTTGCCATCCGCCGCAATTGGCTGGAGGAAGACCCGCTCAAGATCAAGCGACAGCACTTTGTTCACTACGGTTACGTACCCGGCTTCGGGTTCTACAGCTTTGGCCTCATCCACCTCATTGGTGGGCATACTAAGGCCGCGACGTCTCTGACTCGGCAACTTATCGACGCCGGGACACTCTCTAATCTTCCCGGTGGCCTCAAGTCTCGTGGCCTTCGCGTGAAGGGTGATGACACCCCTATCGCCCCCGGCGAGTTCAGAGACGTCGATCTTCCAAGCGGAGCTATCCGCGACAACATCTTGCCGCTCCCTTATAAGGAGCCAAGTGCCACTCTTGTGATGTTGCTGGACAAGATTGTAGACGACGGTCGTCGTATGGCAGCTACGGCTGACATGCAGGTCAGCGACATGTCTGCTAACTCTCCGGTGGGCAGTACGCTGGCAGTGCTTGAGCGGATGCTCAAGGTGCTGACGGCAGTGCAAGCGCGCATCCACTACACGATGAAACAGGAGTTCAAGCTCCTCGCGGGCATCATCCGAGACAATACTCCTACTAGCTACAGCTACGAGCCAGAAGTCGGTAAGGCGTCTGCCAAGCAGTCTGACTATGACATGGTCGATGTCATCCCCGTGTCAGACCCCAACGCAAGTACCATGTCCCAGCGAGTGGTGCAGTATCAGGCTGTGTTCCAGCTTTCGCAGGCGGCTCCCGGTATCTATGACCTGCCGTACCTGCACCGTCAGATGATCCAGACACTTGGCATCAAGAATGCCGAGAAGATCGTACCGACTGAAGACGACATGAAGCCGACCGACCCTGTGTCGGAGAACATGAACATACTGAACGGGAAGCCTGTGAAGGCGTTCATGTACCAAGACCACGAGGCTCACTTGCAGGTCCACATGTCCGCCATGCAGGATCCCAAGATCCAGCAGATAGTGGGCCAGAACCCGCAGGCGCAGGCGATTCAAGCCGCAGCAATGGCTCACATCATGGAGCACGTTGCATTCCAGTACCGCAAGGACATCGAGACGCAGCTTGGTGCGATGCTGCCACCGATGGACGAAGACAAGCCGATGACGCCAGAAGTGGAGCTACAAGTCTCCAAGCTTGCGTCGTACGCAGCCGCGCGTCTGCTCCAGAAGGATCAGGCCGAGGCTCAACAGCAGGCTGCTCAGCAGCAGGCACAAGATCCGTTGCTGGCACTCCAGCAGCAGGACTTGCAGATCAAGCAGGCCGAGGTCGAGCGCAAGAAGGTCAAGGACCAGTTGGATGCAGCGGCAAAGGCCGACGAGATTCAACTCAAGGAAGCCGAGCTTCAGGCCAAGTATCAGATCGAGAATCTGAAACTCATGACCGAGGCCGCTGGACGTGCAGACGAACTCGCCGCCCGCGATGGCGACGACGAAGCTCGCTACGGTATGGACCTTCTTAAAATGGGTCACGCAGCATCCCAACCACAGCCTGAGAAGGCTGCACCGCCGAAGGGTAATAAGTAATGCAATACACCAACGAGTACGACTACCTGATTGGGAAGCTCACCGAGCAGGAAGGCGTAGTTGCGCATCACCTTGTCAACGGCAAGGCATCCGGAATCGAGGAATACAAAAAACTTTGCGGGTTTGTTGAAGGTCTCAGGTGCGCAAAGGAAATCATCAAAGACCTGCAAGAACGTCAGGAGCAAGACGCAGATGAGTAGTATCGATGTAGCTAAAACGGAAGAGATGGCAGCTAAGGCCACTCAGTTGCCGACCCCCAAGGGTTATCGGCTGTTGTGTGCTGTACCGCACGTCGAAGAAGAGTTTGGCAAGAGTGGTCTTATCAAGTCCGACGAAACGAAGCGTGTGGAAGAACAAACCACTGTCGTGCTGTTTGTCGTCAAGGTTGGTAATACTGCTTATAAGGACGAGTCGCGGTTCCCCACGGGGCCGTGGTGCCAAGAAGGGGATTTTGTCCTCACCCGTCCGTACTCGGGCACCCGCGTGGTCATCCACGGACGGGAGTTCCGCATCATCAACGACGACTCGGTGGAAGCGGTGGTCGACGATCCCCGTGGCATCCGTCGCGCTTAAGGAAACAACATGAGTAATGAATACACACCAGATGAGACTCCGGTAGACCTTACGGAGACTAATGACAACGATTTCAAGGTAGAAGTAGTTGACGATACGCCGTTGGAGGACCGTGGTCGCAAGCCGCTCCCCAAGGAGGTCGTTGACGAATTGGAGAAGGACAACCTTGAGGAATACTCCGACAAGGTAAAGAAGCGCCTTTCCCAGATGAAAAAGGTCTGGCACGACGAGCGTCGGGAGAAGGAAGCTGCCAAGCGGGAACGCGAGGAAGCTCTCCGATTCGCTCAGGCTCAGGCCGATGAGAACAAGCGCCTCAAGCAGCGCCTCGGACAGGGCGAGAAACTCTTTATCGACGAGGTAAAGAAGACTGCCACCAACGAGATTGACGCTGCCAAGGCAAAGCTCCGTACCGCTTACGAAGCAGGTGACGTCGACCAGATCGCCACCGCTCAGGAAGAGATGACGGATGCAAAACTTAAACTAAAGGAATACGAAAGGTTTAAACCCTCTTTACAAGAGTCGGAAGAGGGTGTACAACTGCCACAACAGACGAGACCTGCCACAGTCGACACCAAGGCCGAATCTTGGAAGTCTAAGAACGACTGGTTTGGTAAGGATGAGGAGATGACCGCCCTCGCGCTCGGCCTGCATGAGAAATTGGTCAAATCGGGTGTCGACCCGCGTAGTGATGAATACTACGACCGGATCGACGCCACGATGAAAAAGCGCTTCTCCGATTATTTCGGGGATGAGCAACCCACGGAGTTTGAGGACAAACCTACTCCGCGCAAGCCCGCCAATGTCGTGGCTCCAGCTACGCGGTCAACCGCGCCGCGTCAGGTACGCCTGACTGCATCTCAAGTTGCACTTGCGAAGAAACTCGGACTTACCCCTGAGCAATATGCTCGTGAACTCATCAAGCTGGAGAACTGAAATGGCTGACACTCGCTCGTCTCGGGAATCGGAAAACCGCGAGAATTCTGTTAGGAAGAAAGCTTGGGCACCACCTGAGACTCTTCCGTCGCCCACGCCACAAGATGGCTGGTCATTTCGATGGATTCGGACATCCATGATGGGTCAATCAGACCCAACGAATATGTCTGCAAAGCTGCGTGAAGGTTGGGAGCCTGTAAGGGCTGAAGATCATCCGGAGCTTATGTATCAAGTCGATCCGAATTCCCGTTTTTCGGGGAACGTCGAGATTGGCGGACTGTTGTTGTGCAAAGCCCCGTCTAACGTGATGCAGCAGCGCGACGAATACTATCGTCAGCAGTCGCAGAATCAGATGGAGTCCGTGGACAACAGCTACATGCGAGAGAGGGACGGACGATCGAACATGTCGTTGTTCAACGACAAGAAGTCGTCGGTGTCTTTCGGCAAGGGCAAATAATTTCTGACTTTAAGGAGCCAAAATGGCATATCCCACGATTGACGCCCCCTACGGGCTAAAGCCAGTCAATTTGATTGGCGGTCAGGTGTTTGCGGGTAGCACCCGGATGTTTCCCATCCAGTACGGCTACGCTGCGAACATCTTTAATGGCGACTTTGTTGTCGTCACTCGCGGCTTCGCGGTTCGCGCAGCAATTGGCGCTACGACTGCTGTAAATTCAGTCACTGGCGTTTTTGTCGGCTGCTCGTTCACGAACCCCGTTACCAAGCAGAAGACGTTCTCGCAGTTCTGGCCCACGGGCACGCTGGCGGGTGACGCTGTTGCATACGTCGTTGACGACCCGGATGCGGTCTTCAAGGCGGCTGTCTGCTCGGCTACGACTGTTATGGCTTCCGGCGCTAAGGCAATGGTTGGTCGTAATCTGTCGATGATTGACAACGCTGCTGTGGCTTCGAGCCTCGCTACGGGCAACTCGGCTAACGCCGTGCTGTCTCCGACCGCGACTCCGGCCACCACCATCCTCCCGGTTCGCTGCGTCGGTGTGGTTGAAGATACGGCCTACTCGGTTACGGGTACCGGCTCTTCGTCCTCCACGACCATCACGCTGACTGGTACGGGTCTGTCGGGCGCTATCACTAACGGTGCTGGTGTTTCTTACCTTGCCGCTAACGGTCAGGTCATTGACACGGGTTCGTTCGTTGCTAACGCTGCTGGTTACGCGGCTGCTGCGACCTCAATCACGATTGATTCTGCAATCGCGGTTCCGGGTAGCGTTGTCGCTATCCCGTCAGCTTCGACCATCATTTTCACGCAGTATCCGGAAGTGCTGGTTAAGCTTAACCTGCTCATTCACGGCTACTACAGCAGCGCAACGGCATAAGGGAGCATCATAAATGGCTATTTCTCGCGCACAACTATTGAAGGAACTGCTCCCCGGCCTGAACGCTCTGTTCGGTCTGGAGTACAAGTCCTACGGTGAAGAGCATAAGGACATCTACGAGACCGAGTCCTCGGAACGTTCGTTTGAAGAAGAGACCAAGCTCTCTGGCTTCAGCGCCGCTCCGGTCAAGGCCGAAGGTCAGGCGATTGCCTACGACAATGCTCAGGAAGCTTGGACGGCTCGTTACAACCACGAGACCATCGCGCTTGGCTTCTCCATCACTGAAGAAGCTGTGGAAGACAACCTGTACGACTCGCTGAGCAAGCGCTACACCAAGGCTCTGGCCCGTGGTATGGCGTACACGAAGCAGGTCAAGGCTGCGTCCACCCTGAACAACGCTTTCTCGGCGCTCTACACGGGCGGCGACGGCGTGTCTCTGTGCAGCACGGCTCACCCGCTGACTTCGGGCGGCGTCAACAGCAACCGCCCTGCGGTCGCTGCGGACCTGAACGAGACTTCGTTGGAATCGGCGGTAATTCAGGTTGCCGCTTGGACCGACGAACGTGGTCTGCTCATCGCTGCCAAGCCCAAGAAGCTGGTCATCCCCCCGGCCCTGATGTTCGTTGCCAAGCGTCTGCTTAGCACCGAGCTGCGGGTTGGTACCACCGACAACGACATCAACGCCCTCAAGGCGATGGGTGCCATTTCGGAAAGCTTCACGGTTAACCACTGGTTGACCGACACGAACGCTTGGTTCCTGATGACCGACGTGCCGAATGGTCTGAAGCACTTCGTCCGTTCGCCGATGGCGAACAGCATGGACGGCGACTTCGACACCGGCAACGTGCGATACAAGGCCCGCGAGCGTTACAGCTTCGGTTGGAGCGACCCGTTGGGCATCTTCGGCTCGCCCGGTTCGACGTGATGATAGAGGGGGTCGGGGCAACCTGACCCCCTCTTTATAGTTGATTATAGGCGAATATAGGGGTACCCGTGGGACTCGCAACGCACCTTGGGCCGTGGCTACTTGGTACTGTCCGTAACACTACGGGTACTACCGCTGGCAATATCAAGAATCTTGGTGCTACAGTTGTAACCCAGAGTTTTGATATCGTCCCGTCTACGTTCTTCACTACTACTTGTTTTGCTATACCTGCTGGTTCGCTAGTTCTTCAGCTTGACCTGTTAAAGACGGTAAGTACAACTGGCACTAGCCCCGCAATAACTTTTAATATCAACGGCACGGCTATTACAGCTAGTTCAGCTATAAATAGCTTGTTTGACGGATATACCCCACCCGACGCCATAACGCCGGGGCCGTATCAAGGGTTTTTTAATAGTATAAGCGTAGGGCTTTTGCTTAGAAACGTCGGTACTACTGACGCCACGTTTGGATACACGGTTAGCGGTACCTATACTGCTGGGCGTGTTACTGCTATCTTGAGATACATCGTCCGTAACCCGGACGGTACTACTGTTTAATTTCTGGGGTTAACAGCTACGTAAACCGTCCCAGCGGATAATGTGCTAATTACGTAGCGACTTGCACATAAGGAATTTTGAAAATGGGTATCGCAACTCACCTTGGTCCTTGGCTGCTGGGTACTGTCCGCAGCACTACGGGTACCACCGCTGGCCTCATCCGTAACACGGGCGCGACCGTCGTCGCTCAGCCGGTTACTATCGGTTTTGCGTCTGTCAACGCTTCCCTAACGGGTACGGCAATGGCGCTTCCTGCTGGCGCGATTGTTACTTCAGTTCAGTTCATTACAACGACTGTGTTCAGTGGGGCTACCACTCTTACGGTAACCATCAACGGTACCGCATGGAAAGCCACTGCGGATACGATTACTACTGTTGGTGTCCTTGTTATTGCTCCGCAAGCCACGGCAGCGGCGGTTGTTGGTGCGACCGACTCGTTGGTTACTTACACGTTTACGGGGTCAGGTTTGACCACGGGTAGCGTTATCATTAACGTCGCTTACGTCGTCCGTAACCCTGATGGTTCGATTGCACCGACCTCGTTCACTGGCCCGTAATCCATAGGGGAATCCCATGTCCGGATGGACTCTAGTAGATAGAAATACGAACAAGTCCCTTCCGTGGACGGGTTCGGGGTCGGACCAATCTGCGTACACTACGCCGTCGCCGGGGTCGCAAGACCCCGTTGGCAAGATGCGTATCTCCACGCCGCAGTCGTTGATTGACACTGACTTTGAATATGGTCAGCAGCCAACGAAGTGGGAGTCGATCGGCCTCCAGAACAACCGACAGAGCATGTACTACCTGCCACAGCAGTCTTCGGCTGTTACGGCGGTGACGGGTGCGGGTACCCGTACGGTTGTGGTGGCTATGCCGAGTACTACTAACTACGTAGTTGGTAACCCAATCTTTGTTCAGAACGCTCTCGACTCCAACGCGAACGGTTGGTACCACGTTGAAGCGATTAGCACCAACGTCAGTGTGACCTACACTGCTGCGGGTATCGTTGCGTCGGGCAACCAACTCAACGCCGCGTTGACGTTTGTCTATCCGGGCTACTTCTACTCCGCTTGCGGTATGCCGCTGGCTAACACTACCGCGTTCACGGCGTCTGGTACCACGGTAACCGTGACTACGACTTCAGCGCATGGTTTGGATGCTGGCTCGTACGTCTTTGTTCGCAATGTGACTGCCACGCTTACCTCCGCTACCAACGGTTGGATTACCACCACGCAGCTAAGCTTTAACGCTGCTCCAACGTTTGGACTTCAACTCCGCGTCGGGGCTACCGTAACCGGCACTGGCGTTACTGCTAACACCACCATCTCCTCTGTGACTAACTCCGCGTTCACGGCGGACATCACGGTTGGCACTACGATGACCCGTACGGCTGGTACGATACCGGTGATTGGCATGCAGTTGACGGGTACGGGCATCACGCCGGGTACTTATATCGCTTCTGGTGTAGACCCAACGTTTACGCTGAGCGCTGCGGCAACCAACGCCGTGGGTGTTGCGGTCACGGGCACCAACTACACCGTCAACAACTCGCAGACGGTGGGTACTATTGGCGCTCCAGTGGCTATCACTGTTAGCACACAAGGCGTTCTAGACGCCCCCAACGGCGCGTGGGTAGTGGCAACGGTTCCAACCGCCAACACGTTTACTTTCGCGACAGTAAACGCCCCGTTTGTGGGTTTGCCTTTGCTTAACGTCGCTAATAACACGACCGTGTATGCTCGTCCTTCGGGCTTCGTGGAGTCACGTTCGTTTGACGGTGGTGTTGCGTTCTCAGCGGGTCAGATTGCTCCTAACCAGCAGTTGATCCGTCAGACTCGTCGCTATTTCCGCTACCAGTCTGGTAAGGGCTTGCAATTTTCGACGGGTACTTCGCTCAAGCCCGCACTGTTTGTGACTTCCATCACGGCATCGGCAGCGACGGCTACGGTAACCACGCGCTTCCCGCACTCGATGGGTGTGGGCGCTACCATCCTAGTTGAGAATTGCGAACAAGGTTCGTACAACGGCGTCTTTACCGTGGCTACGGTACCAACCGCTAATACGCTTACGTACCAGATGACGTCGATACCGGCTATCACTACGGCAACTGGTTTCCCAATTCGCGTCATTCCAAATTCGTGGTGGGGGTCGTCTAACCGTATCGGCATGTTTGACTTGCAGAACGGTTTGTTCTTTGAGTTTGACGGTCAGCAGTTGTACGCGGTGTGGCGCAATAGCGTATTGCAGATTGGCGGTACTGCTACGGTAACGGTCGGTTCATCCGCTGTTACCGGTACGGGTACGCAGTTCAGCAGTCAGTTGAAGCCGGGTGACTGGATAGTCATTCGCGGTCAGAGCTACCGCGTGCAGACGATCAGCAGCGACACCTCGATGCTGATTAATCCCGAGTACCGTGGCACTACCCTGACTCAGGGCGGGTGCCTTATTTCCAAGACGATTGATACTCGTGTCCCGCAGTCGCAGTGGTCCGACAGACTTGATGGTACCGGCCCGTCTGGGTACCGCCTTGACCTTTCCAAGATGCAGATGTTCTACATCGAGTACTCTTGGTACGGCGCGGGCTTTGCTCGGTGGGGTCTCCGTACGACTAACGGTGTGATTACATACGTCTATCAGCAGACCAACAACAATCTGCGACTTGAGGCGTACCTGCGGTCGGGCAACATGGCGGCGCACTACGAGTCAAATGGTACGTCTCCTAAGACGTTCCTGACGTCTACGCTAAGTACGGGCGGTGCCGGTACCATCATCAACGTAGCAGACACTTCAACGTTTGCTCCAACCGGTACTGTTAAAATCAGTAATCCCGGTTCTACTGGTACGATTGAATACATCACGTATTCTGCTAAGACCGGTACTACGTTGACAGTCGCTCTTCGCGGTCAACCGGGCGGTCAAGGCGGTGCCCAGACGTTTACCTACGCAGCTACTGCGCCAATTCAGGTAGAGTTTGTCTCGCCAGACAGTAATGCCCCGCTGGCCCACTGGGGTTCGTCGGTCATCATGGACGGGCGCTTCGACGACGACAAATCGCTGGTGTTTAACTACGGTATGACTACGGCATTTTCTACCGCATCTACTGCGTCTGTTGCGCTCATGGCTATTCGCATTGCGCCTTCGGTGGACAACAACACGACGGGCTTGCTCGGTGCAAAAGAGATCGTGAACCGCATGCAGTTGGCGCTGGACTCTATCGGTCTGTACACCACGGGTACGGGTTACCTCATCAACCTTGTGTTGAACGGGTTTGCTAGCGGCGCGGGCTTCACGGGAGGCTTTATTGCTCCGATTCAGCAGGCTAACGGCATCACCTCGTCGCTGGCGCAAATTGCGCTAAACACTACGGCGGCAATTACGGTGACGGGCGGTGAGTCAGTATTTGCTGGTTATACCAATACAACGGGTGTGTCCACGCTTAACCTGACCGGTGTTCGTGACTTGGGTAACTCCATCCTTGGTGGCGGTACGACTAACAGTCTTCCGACCGCTCAGGCTGGCTTCTACCCGGACGGCCCGGACATCCTGTACGTGGTGGCTACCCCGTTGTCGGCAACTGCGTCCACCATCCTTGCGCGTATCAATTGGAAGGAGGCTCAGGCGTAATGGCTAAGTCTCCTGCGTGGACACGTAAGGAAGGTAAGAACCCGGCTGGCGGTTTAAACGCCAAAGGCCGGGCTTCTGCCAAGGCTCAAGGAATGAACCTTAAACCCCCGCAGCCCAAGGGCGGACCACGGCGCGACTCCTTCTGTGCCCGCATGTCGGGCATGAAGAAGAAGCTGACTTCGGAGAAGACAGCCAATGACCCAAACTCGCGTATCAACAAAAGCCTCCGGGCGTGGAATTGCTAAAATGAGCCACCACGATTGGAGCGATACCATGAAGCACATCATGGATGGTCTGTCCGTGGTAACTGTTGTGGGGACAATAACTAAAATGTTACCGGCAGTCGCAGCGCTGTTTACCATCTTGTGGACTGGGATTCGTATTTACGAGTCAAAGACCATCCAAGGTCTGCTCGGTAAAAACAAAGACGCATCTAAGGAGATCGAGGGATGAACCCAAATAAGGGCCGTAAGTTTGGTATGGGCGGTATGAAAGCCAGCATCGCCAACCCGCAAACTCGTCGTGGCAAGATGCAGATGCCGAATGCCAAGATCCGCAAGTATGCGAACGGTGGCGGCATCGATCCCACCAAGCTGGAGGACGAGGACAACGCTCGTCGCGAGAGCGAAATCATGGACACCGCTAAGGCGGTTCCGTCGATGCCCAAAGAAAAGAAGCAGTCCTTCAAAGAAGCCTTCGCTGCCGCCCGTGCGGATAAGCAGAAGGTGTTTGAGTGGAACGGTAAAAAGTACACGACGGAAATGGCTGGGGCTTCTAAGCCTGCCGCTCCTGCGGCTCCTAAGGCGTCGGCTCCGGCTCCTAAAGCCGCGCCTACTCCTACACCTCCTCGCGCTGCCGCTGCCGCCCCTGCCGGTCGTTACACGACTCGCGGCGGTGGTTCCGCTCCTAGCGGTGCTGGCGGTTTGGGCTTTGAAAGCCTTAAGGCTAAGCGTGAAGATTACAAAGCTAGGATGGAAGCCTACCGTCAATCTAAGGGTATGAAGGAGCCACCGAAGCCTGACCTGAGCATCCCTATGGAGATTCCGGCGCTGAGGGCTAAGCGTGAAGATTACAAAGCTAGGATGGAAGCCTACCGTCAATCTAAGGGTATGAAGGAGCCACCGAAGCCTGACCTGAGCATCCCTATGGAGATTCCGGCGCTGAGGGCTAAGCGTGAAGATTACAAAGCTAGGATGGAAGCCTACCGTCAATCTAAGGGTATGGGAGACCAACCGGCCCCGGACCTTAGTCTCGGTCAAGTTACAGCGGCTGATGTGCCGAACGTTCAATACAACCCGTCCGCTTTTGAGCGGGGGTTGAATATGGATCCAAGTATTCGCGCCATCACCGGTATGGCTAAAGGAGGCTCTGTGGAAAGCAACGCTATGGTCAAGAAAGAAATTGGCTTCATGCAGAAGAAGGGTGCTCCCAAGAGCATGATCAAGCATGAGAAGGCTGAAGCCAAGGGTATGAAGAGTGGCGGCATGGCGTGCGGCGGTATGAAGAAGTACGCTCGCGGCGGCGGCGT